ACGCATCTGATGTTGCCGATGGAGTTCGAGGCTAACCGCAAATGTGTGACGCAGATCGGTGATTACGTATTCGAGGATCAGAGAAGCGAGGATGGAGAGCTTTTATTCGAGGAGCGTTTCCCTCGAGAGGTTGTAGAGCGAGACAAGAGGGTGCTTGGTCCGTTTGCTTATTCGGGCCAGATGCAGCAGCGTCCTGCTCCAGCTGGTGGCGGCATCATCAAGCGGGAGTATTGGCAACTGTGGGATGACGCAGAGGCTCTTGCTCAAGGCGTTAATGATGCCTCGGCCTATCCACCGATGAGCTACATTCTGATTAGTGCAGACACGGCATACACGACCCGTCAAGAGAACGACGCCAGCTACATCACTGTGTGGGGATGTTGGGACAGAGGCGGTGCGTCTGCCAAGGCGTTCCTGAGTCGGGAGGGCGTGAAGCTTGAGCTGGTGGACAGCCGCGACACGATCCCCTGCGTCATGCTGATGTGGGCTAAAGAGCTCAGGGTGCCTATGCATGGCGAGACCATCGAGAGGCTATCCGGTGAGCCTCTAAAGGCGTTTGAAGAGCGTCAGAGAAGACACTGGGGGATTGTGCAGTGGATTGCTCATGCTGCCAAGACGTATAACGCAGACAAGATACTGATTGAGTCCAAGGCGAACGGCATCACTGTCGCTGACGAGATCAAGCGGCTATACAAGGCCGCCAGTTGGGATGTCGAGCTCGTGAACCCAGGATCCGTTGACAAGGTTGCTCGCGTGTATGCCGTCCAGTCGGTGTTCACCAACAGCCAGATCTGGTGTCCAGACAAGAGCTGGGCAGATCACCTGATGACGCAGTTCGAGAGCTTCCCCAAGGCCAAGCATGACGACGGCGTTGACAGCACGACGCAGGCAATCCGGTGGCTGCGTGACCGCAAGTTCCTCGAGCGGCAGGAAGAGATCGCCGCCAGTATCAATCTCAGCGCGGCGTGGAAACCCAAGACCAAGGCAGTCTACGACGTTTAGTAGAGAGTTGTTGCGGCTGGAAGTTTTCAAAACGACCCCCATACCCCCCCCCGCAGCGGGATCGAGGGAGATAAAAATCCCCTATCCCACCACCCCCAAAATTTTCAAATTTGACACAATTTGAGACAATATATCCTATTACCGTCTCATAATTATCCCACTTGACACAATATCGGGACAGGTATAGGACAGTTACGGGACGTTATTGAGATAATTTGTCTCATTAGATTGGGATAGTGATGATTAGATACAAGGAAGTTAAGGAAGAGACATGCAAGTTGACATCATCTGCCAGTGGTGCAGAGGAACAAAGTTTCGAGTTACCAGTCTCCCTCATAGAATACTTTTGGAGTGCTCTATCTGCCGAGCAAGAACAAGTAGGCAGCACCTTGGATGGGTTACAACCTCGTCTGGGCAAGCCGCTGAAGGGACGGGAGCATTTAACACTGACAGCTCAAAAGCCGTGGGCGAAGGATGGCCTATCTCGGAGCACGTGGTATCGCCGCAGGAAAAGACTGGGCCTGTCTTAGAAGTTAAGATTACACCGCAGAGCCAGATATGGGAATTGGAGCTTAGTATGAGGGCTGACAATTGCCTAAGGGAAGAAAAGATAGAGACGGTTGGCGACCTTTTGAAATACTCGGAGGCAAACCTTCTGCGTATTCCAAGGTTGGGATTGAAGACGATAAAAGAGATACGGGATGTTTTGAGAGCAAACGGGTTGTTTCTGTCAGAGCAAGGCATCCCCTTCGACTGGCAGCCATGTTTTTTATATTGGTCGCGGGTAAACTCTGGATCATCTCAAGAAAATTCAGACACGGAACCGGTGGAGATGGCGAGTGAGTGAGATTTTAATTGGCGACACAAGAGAGTTGCTAAAGGCACTTCCGTCAGATCATTACGACTGCGTTGTCACCAGCCCTCCTTATTGGGGATTGAGGGACTATGGCGTTGATGGGCAGCTAGGTCTTGAGCCGACGATGCAGGGCTATCTGGATACGATGGTCGGCGTGTGCCGTGAGTTGCGCCGAGTGCTGAAGCCAGAGGGGACGTTTTGGTTGAACATTGGGGATAGTTATGCGGCACCACCAGTTGGTCGTTTCAATGGTGGGGGGGTTAAAGATACTTCCGCTAAAAATGGAACTAGAGATTTAAGTGGAGTGGCTACAAGCGGCATAGCTAATAAGCTAAAAGGTTCTGGACTAAAACATAAAGACCTTTGCATGATTCCCAACCGCCTAGTAATCCTGCTTCAAGAGGATGGCTGGTATGTCAGGTCTGAAATCATCTGGGCTAAACCCAACCCAATGCCTGAGAGTGTGAGAGACAGGCCGACATCAGCACATGAGAAAGTTTGGTTGCTAACTAAAAGTCCGAAGTATTTCTATGATGCGGATGCGATAAAAGAAGACGGTGTTATCCCTGCTGGCACTAAAGGGGCTAAGGGCAGCGCGGAAAGATATAACACTGAAGGCGTCAATTCAAGGCCACCAGAGTATAAGATCTATGATGGCAAGCGGAACGTCAGGAACGTCTGGTCTATATCCCCAAAACCATTTCGCGGAGCTCACTTTGCCACCATGCCGTCAGAGCTTGCGGAGCGATGCATAAAGGCCGGATGCCCTGAGGGTGGGCACGTGCTTGATCCATTTGGTGGAGCAGGAACCACAGGATTAGTCGCGAATAGATTGGGTAGACAATACACGCTACTTGAATTAAACGAAGAATATGCCATGATGGCAACAAAACGTATACACGAGGAAGCACCTTTGCTGGAGGGCGTATGACTGTAAAAGAGTTGGCGGGAGAATTAAGAAAAACCCCCGCGAATATGTTGGGCACAGAACTAGAGCAGCATTACTGGGACTGCCAAAAAGCGGCTGACATGCTTTTAAAGCTTAACCAGCAACTGGAGGATCTTCGCAAGTCGCACGACCGCAGCGAGGAAAAGTCTGAACGTAACGAGCGTATATACCAGAGGCGAAAGTCAGGAGAGAAAGTCCGAGACCTTGCCATAGAGTATGGCGTGACACCGCCAGCAATATCCAAAATCTATTACCGCATAAAAGAATTTCGCCGTAGGGAGGCTCTTAAGAAATGACCGACGTTGCTTTGATCCTAGAACAGCTAAAAAGCTGGAAGAACGGTTACCTGCCCCCGTCTGCGGCAATCCTTATGGGAGAGGCTCACGACCTTATCGAAGAGCAATCCCAACAGATTGCAGACCTAAAAGATTCACTGAATAGCGCCCTCTCACGTTTGGAAGAGAAGTGTTCGTTTCCAAAACGTAAAGCAGACCCACAATGGTGAGGCCATTATTTGAAACACAGGGTGATCTCGCCAAGGAGAGGGCTGTCATTGAAAGAGTAGTTGGCGACAAGTTTGAAGTTCGCAAACTGCCTATCAAGTATCAGGCTGACTTTGGATTATTTGAAAACTCAACAGGTAACCTAAAGCGGTGGGTAGAGGTTAGATGCAGAACGACGGCCAGTCACGCATACCCAACACTGATTGTTAGTCTAGACAAGATTATGGCTGCTGAAAACCTTGTGAGGTCTACGGGCATCCCGTTCGTATTTATGTGCGAGTGGACGGATACAACCGGCACGGTGAGAATAAACAAGGCAAGCGACTACGATATTAAGTGGGGTGGACGCAATGAACTCAGAGATTGGCAGGATGTCGAGCCTGTATGCCACATACCAATCTCTCACTTTAAAATGATTAACAATGAGAGACAACATGATTAGCGACAAAGACAGAGTAAAGCTCCTTCAGGAAATGGTCTTGCGATATCAAGAGGAGGTTGAGCAACTCCACAAGGAAATGGCTGAACTATACGCTCAGATTGAGAAGCAGAAAGACCGCATACAAGAGTTGGAAGACATGCGGAGGATGCACTGATGAAGTTTAGAGTTTTTGATCCCTACAAAGAGGTAAGCGATAAAAAGGCCAAGGAAAGATTTGAGGAGCGGAAAGCTGCTAAAGAGGGGCTTAAAAGGATACAAGACAACCTACACAAAGACCCCCTCAAGAAAGCCTTTAATGCCCTAAAGGGTCATCAGGGTAGAAATAAATCCCTTGGCAACGTGAAGGTTACGCTGCCTAAGCTAAAGTTCCTCGATAATGAATGAAGACTTAGCACCCAAAGATAAAGACCCTATTGCAGAGCTAATTAAAGAAGTTAAGAAGCTACGCAAAAAAATAAAGAAACTGAAACACACGATAAGGAGAAAGAAATGACGACAATCGATAATAAAGTAAACAAAGATATTTACCGCAAGATCGGTATTATGTTGAACGAAAATGTTATGAACAATCCCCAACATGCTACTCTCCAGAACATAAATGTTCTGTGCTTACTTCTGGGGGCGTATATGTGCATGATGGAAAAGGATAAAAAAGAAGAAGTAATAAATCAATTAAACAGCATAGCAAATCAGAAAAATCTTAAAGAAATGATGATGAAAGAACGCAGGATGAAAAGCAATTAGGATTAATGACATGCAGAAAAACAAAAGACGATTATCTGACATGGCAATATATCCAGAAGATATCAAACCGACAAAGAAGAAGAAGAAAAAGAAAGAAAAGGAAGACGCTTTATGGGATTTAATGTGTATGAATAAATTTATTGCATTCAAGAAAATGCTGCTTTTTGACGAGCAGTCTAAGCCTGTAGAAGAACAAGACGAAATGAGAATTAAATATTTAACCATCAGCATAAATTGGCTAATGAAAGAATATAACGAAATGGTGGGGAAATGACTGACGAACATGTTAAGCACCTTGAACGCATGCTAAAGGAAAAAGAACGGCAGCTGGCGGCTACGCGTAATGCAATTGAAATATACGCTAAAGAAAAGCAAGACCTGCGCCAATGTTTAGAATGGTTTGTATCTGACAGACGTGAAATGTCTTTAGAGAAAGCGATTAAATCATCAAAGGCCGTATTGAGAGGTAAAGGCTTATGACTGACTATTCAGAACTTATACTCCTACTTCGCCAAACAAGGGCGTCGCTGCTGGGGACTTTTGACGAAGATATATATGTTAATTGTCAGGAAGCCGCCCATGTTATTGAAACGCAAGCAAAGCGTATAGCAGATTTGCAAAAAGTATTAAGCAAAGCTGATGAAAAAATGGAACGACTTGAGCAATATATGGATAGGATTCAGAACTTAATTGCGTTCTTCCATGCCGACATACAGGTTGCGATTTGTAAGGATAAGAAATGACTGAATGGAAGGGAACAATAAAGGGCACTGAGGATACATACCCTCATCTTTCTTCTGTAAGAGATAGGTTTAAAGAAAACGATGATATTGTTCATGCAGCCATTTGTGACGCGGCATTATCACTAATTAGTGAACAATCATTGGAAATACACAGGCTGCGTGAGTCGATGAGAATTTTGTCGTATCTAGACCCAAGTATAAAAAACTACGTCGACAATCCGTGGGCTGTGGCTCATCAGGTTCGTGAGCATGTTAGGGGTCGGATTGCTGAACTAGAAACAGCGTTAAATCCGTTTGCTTTATCAGCAAACGAATATGATAATCCGTGTTTTCCATACCATGATAGTAGCTTGCAGACAGGTCTTCCTGTTGGGTGGTTGCGCCAAGCTCGTAAGGTATTGGGAGAGAAGTAATGAGTAATATTATAGATTTTGACGAAGTAAGAGTAAGAAAATATCTTATTGACGCTTTATACAGCTTCAAAAGAAATTTTCCTGATAGCGATTATCAACGTGGATATTTAGCGGCTTTATGCGCTGTTTATCGTGAGGCATTAAACGGGGGTTCCGACGAGCTTTTAGTATTTTGTAGGACGTTATCGGAGTTAAGCGATGAGTGATTTTATTGAGCAGCTTATTGAAGCTATCGAATATATTGGAATACTACCTTCTGTTTTTTTTGTGACGATATGGCTTGCCACAATCCGATTTATTATTTGGGGGTGCTGAAAAAATGACTGACTATTCAGATCTTGTTCAGCGATTGCGTGACTATCCAGTATGGACTGGTGACTGCCACGACGCGGCAGACGCTATTGAGGAGCAAGTAAAACGCATTGCGGATTTAGAACATCAACTGAGAGTCGAGTGTGACGCATATCTCTGGAACCGCAAACGTATGTCGAGACGTATTGCGTTTTTAGAATATTGGATGGAGAAATTGTTTAAATTTTGCAGTTCTCCCGAAGCCCAACGCAATCATCTGACAATGGCGACAGAGATTCCTGACTATTTAATTATGGAAGGTGAGGATATTCTGCAACATCTTGAGGAAAGATCGGATTTGGAGAAAGTTGATGGGATTATTTAATGGACCACCAGTAACCGACGCACAGAGAGACCTAGTGGCAATGACAGATGCACGAACCAGAGAATGGTATCTGGAAGCTAAAATTGCAATGTTGAATATGCGTATTGCTGAGTTGCAACAAATAGTAGCACGAATTGTAGAACACAACGACATAGACAGCCAAATTCCTGAGTATAAAAGATGGGAAATATTAGTGGCTGATGCTCGTAAAGTAATAGAAGATAATGTGGCAGATTGGGAGGCGGCATGTCGCGATTTAGGAGAGAAGTGATGGCTGGCAACTATGCAACTGACGAACAAATTGACGCCTTAGAAGAAGAAGTATCGGAATTATTAGCCCGCATTGCTGAATTAGGGGTAGCATTAAAACCGTTTGCTGACGCCAGCGACCTTCATCTTGGCAGCGAGGATATGTCGATAGCGTTTGGCATAACTATTAAAGACCTACGCCAAGCCCGTAAGGTATTGGGAGAGAAGGAATGATATTTCCCTATCGGGAATAACATGGGTAAAACTAACCCATAAAGGTAATATTTTACTGAGCGGTAAATATCACAAATCCCGCATAAATAAAGATTATGTCAAATCTCACATACGGCAAAATGCCGTATTATAAAACAAACTGAGCTATGAGAAACAGTTCTATAAATCAGACCGCAGTTTGTGCGTAGAATATTGGTGCTAAAATCCGCAAATGATGCCGAGTAACGACAATATAAAGTGTCGCCTTTCTACTACAAATGTCTCATATATGGATCACGAAGGCTACTAAAGAACCAAATTTGATACGGAGAGAACGATGGCTGATATAATAACTAGACTAAGAACAGAGGGGTCATATGATGGAGTTTTTAATGCCCCTAAAATACAAATAGAGGCAGCAGAAAAGATTGAAGAACAGTTAATAATGATGGAAACACTAATAACTTTTTTAACCATTAAAGCTGAAAAAATTAATAAATTAGAATCAGCGATAGATAAAGCGGCTGAATTGGCATACGAACACTGGCATAGTTGGCCAGCGGATGAAATTAAAGCTGCTATTTTAGAGTTAAAAAAATGACAGATATTACAAAGTTAATCCGATCTATCCCTATCTGGAAGTTTCCAGTAGACGAAAAGATAGACGGTGAGCTTTGGTATAACTGGAACGAGATATTATCGGATGCTGCCGACGAGATATCTATGCTTAGAGATATTCTGACGGATGATCAGTATAAGAAAGTATACGGCAAAAAGAGAAAGAAAAAAGAATGATAGACGCGACTTGGCTATTTATAAGCTTTGTAACGGGTGCATTCTTTGGCCTGCTGCTAAAGCTATATTTTGATGAAATGAATGACAGAGAATAGCTAAAATATAGAGGGAAAAATGATTAATCCAATCACATCTAAGGGTGTTTACGATATATCTGGAAATATATCTGGAAATGTTGAAAGAGCTGCTGATTCCATTTCTGAAACAAGCCAAGAGAAAGCATTTAAAGAGGGTTGGAACAAGGCAATAGAGTCGGCAGCGATGACAGCCAAGCAGTGGGGACCGCCAAAATGGTCATGGAGCGAAAGCTCGCTTATTTATAATGACGCTTGCGATGAAATATCAGAGGCCATTAAAGGATTGAAAAGATAATGGGTATAGACATTTCTGGATTTACCCCAGTTTTTAACGAGGCTAGGAAGGAAGTCGGCATGTCTTATGATAATTTCCGATCAGATCCTGCCTTTCATTTCCTTAGGCCAGTCAGAGAGCAAGTATACGCAGTTGATCACGAGGCATTAAAGATAGCATTAGACACAAATGTTGAGTTGGCTCTTAAATATTTAAGATTGAAAAAACCTAATTTTGGATATGAAGGGATGGAGTATCACCCACTTGATATGATTGATTGCCGTCACATTATGATGAGCACAGTATTGTTCGACCACCTACCAAACGCCAACAGAGTTATTGAAATTGGTGGTGGGTTTGGCAATTGGGCTAGGTTAAACATTAAAATTCATGGGATTAGAACATGGTCTATTATAGATTTGGATTTTGTTCTTAACTTACAGAGGTGGTATTTAGAAAAAACTCTAAGTCCAGAAGAATTTTATAAAGTTTATTTTACAGACATAGATGAAATAAAAGAAATTATTCCGCTTTGGGATGATACGGCTGATGTTGCCATATGCTCGCATAGCTTAAGTGAGGTAAGCTTAGAATATTTTATGGGATATTTACCGTTATTGAAGAATATTCCTTATATATTTTACGCTAGGCATCAGCATTACCCAAATCCAGATCTTTCAAAACAGAAATTAGATATTTTATTGGAGCATTTTAACATTACAAAGAACATTACCCACGAAAACGGGTTAGTAGACAACTTTATCCTGAAAAGAAAATAAAATGATCCCAATTAAAGTTATTGCGGTGTCTCTTTTTGCGTGTTTATTTGGGTCAATATTAACAATTTGGGAGATATTGAAGTGAGTAGAATATCCGATGCAATCACGGCTGCTGCCAAGGAATATGACATCCCTAGAGACCAGATTTTTGGGCTGAAAAGAGTAGGGACTAAAAAGGATATCCGCGTTTGTGCGGCTCGGTGGCGTGTAATCTATACACTCAGGAGCATGGAGAAGCCGTTGACCTATCCCCAAATTGGCAAAGTATTAAACTTAGACCATACAACTTGTATTAATGCATATAAAAAGATGAAAGAAACAAACGGAACCTATTTTGACAATCAATTAAATAACCTTAATAAGGGAACAATAAGGCTGCATAGAAATAGAAAGAAAAAATGGATACTTGCTGCGTTAAAACAACAATTTGATAAGGGAATATTTATAAAAGTTTGATTTCGGAAGGAGTTTTAACATGATTACAAGGGAAGCGTTGCTAGACAAAATGTCTCAACAAATATCAGATGAATTAAGTGTCCCGAATAGCCCAATTATCACGAAGGCGTCACAAGTAGCATTTAGGGTAGTCGCCTTAAATGTGATTCTACCTCTACTAGATGTGCTAGAGTTTGATGCCAAGCCTGTATTTCGTGAGGTTACCATTAACCAAGTACGAGATTTGCTTACTGAACCGGAAACCCCACAACTCGACAGGGAAGAAAGGTTGAAATCTATGGAGGTATTAAATGACTTTTGATAACTTCTTTATGATTATCCTCTTCATGCAGTTCTCAGTCGGCATTATTATCTCGGCGTGGGCTCTGACTATATTAAATAAGCGCGATCAAAACTAAGGATTAAGTTATATGTCTAACCCGTTGTTTATTCCTGCCTATTGGCCGCTGTTTAAAACTCACGAACTGCGTCGTTTTGACTACTCAGCCCCAGACGCACCGAGTTTTACCAGTGTTTTTAGCTATGATGTTGGCTCCGACTCAATGTTATATAACAATTACGGGGCGGACTTATCGTGGCTTAACAAGTGGTATTACCAATACCGCACCGGATTTGGAATAGCCGAGTGGCGTGATGACTATCCTAACAATAAAAAGGTAGTTTTAAGCCCTCCGATTGGGTGGGGAGAGTTTCAAGCCATTGGATCGGTATATCGAAATCAGCCAAAGTTTGATTTCTTTAAATCCTCCCCTCCAGCAACGGGCTCTGGCGAGCAAATTGTTAGTTTTGAGCAGCTTCTTACCTCATATACGGCTGCTGGCGTTACGTATGACAACGTTTTGGTGTTTTCGTATCTGCAATCGTGGAACGGAAAGCCAGCTAGTGGAGCTCGTTACTGGATGCAGCTAGGTTTAGGACCGGTCGCTACGCAGTTTTTGACGCAAGATGCCAAAGATCCAACCAAGATTACCGAGACGGTGGTTTGGGAAGCTAAAGTAACAAGGGTAAATGCGTGACAATAGAAGAAGCCATAGACGTTTGGTTCTTTACAGGGTTAATAATATTTTCTATCGCCGTCATATGGGTGTTACTGAATGCTGATTAAGGTTCTAGCCTTCATTGGTGCCTACGTGGTTATAAAGAAAGTTGTAAAACTTCTTTATGGTTTTCTCTTTGAGAACAAGCATCAGACAAAATACAAGAGGCATTGGCTGGACGATGATTGATATACTTACCAGAATTAAAACAAAGCTTGGCAGAAGATCTTTTCTAAACCCATATGAAGATTTATTAACAGACGCCAAGGATGAAATTATTGTTTTGCGGCGATCATTGAGAGAAGTGGTTGAGAAGGCTGCTAAAATAGTAGAAGAATACGAAGTTTATGACCCATATATCGTAGGCAAAATGAAAATTAAGGCCAGACGCGAGGAAATTGCCGCTCAAATCAGAGCGTTAGGTGCAGATTCTTCTAATTGATAACACGACTTGATTTTATTCAGTAAATTTAGTAGGATAATGCAGATTGCACAATTGTGAGATATATTCCCCATGCACAATCTTGCGGATATAGAAGCTCGTTGTGACGAGATCAAAGTCCGTATAAATCAAATACTTAAAGAAATAAGCAAAGGCCCTGTTGAGGGCCAAAATGACGTGTGGACTTCTCTTACAGAAGAGATGGTTTGTCTTATAGTCGAAGCTAAAGCATTAGACAGTAGTTTAATCAATGCTAGAGAAACAGCGGCACATCTTTTAATGTGTCCTTGTTCCGGCCCACATTAATTTTGTATCATTACAACATCTTACGGCTCTTTAATAGCACTATTAAAATAGTGTGTCAAGGAATAAAATATGGAAGATCCTCGCCACCTCCGACTGCCTGAGCCAGAAGCTCCAGAGGCGGAAAAGGGAGAAACAATAGACCTAGGTGACTTAGATCTTATCAAGAAAAAGCCCGACGCTATTGTTGTTGACCTCCCAGACGGTGCTGTCACCATCAATTTCGGAGGATTATCTCTACCCAATGATGAAGAGGCGAGTGACCACGACGCTAACTTGGCTATGTATGTGGGTAGCGGCGTTCTCAGTGGCGTTTCAGATGAATTGCTAAGGCTTATACAGGACGACATCACCCGCCAAGAACAACGGTTGCAAGACGTCGTGAGAGGTATTGACCTCTTAGGCATTAAGCTCGAAGAGCCAAGGTCTGAACCAAATGACGAAGGCATATCGGTTGTTAGGCACCCTCTCTTACTTGAATCCGTTCTTAGGTTCCAAGCGAACGCTCGTGGAGAGATGCTCCCCGCAGACGGTCCGGTTAAGGTTTCGAATGAGGGTGATGGCACGCAGCAATTGGACGAAGAAGCGGATCAACTCGAGCAAGACTTCAACCATTACCTCACGGTCGGTGCTCCTGAGTATTACCCCGATACGGATCGGATGTTCTTCTCACTGGGACATGGCGGAGAGGCTTATAAAAAAGTATATTGGCATCCACTCAAAAGACGTCCTGTCTCAGAAACGATTGATCGTAAGGACATTATACTCTCAGACGGTGCGGTATCACTTGAGGCTTGTGGCCGGATCACGCATCGCTCAAGAATGCGTCCAAGCATCGTCAAGCAAATGCAGCTCGCGGGTGCGTGGCGGGATATCGCGTTAAGTAATGGCGTTACGATGCCCGACCTTAATGTTGTTGATCGCAAGCTAGACGATATTGCAGGCTTAATGCCTAAGATGAATATCGGCCTAGAGGATAGTGACCGAGAGATATACGAGTGTTATTGTGAACTTGATCTTAATGGTTTTGAGCACACAGAAGACGGCGAGAAAACGGGCCTACCGCTTCCATACAGAGTAACGATTGATAAGGATAGCCGCCAGATCCTTGAGATAAGACGCTGGTGGGCAGAGGGGGATAAAAGCTATGTCCGCCAAGAAGTCTTTGTTGAATACGTTTTCGTGCCAGCTTTCCCTGGGGTTAATCTTGGGTTGCTTCATATTCTGGGAAACGCTAGTCGCGCTCTTACTGCGGCTTGGCGAATTGCTCTTGATAATGGCATGTTGGCTAATTTCCCAGGCGGCATTATGGCTCGATCCACAGGTAAGCAACAGACGACCAGCATCCGAGTTGGCCCAGGCCAGGTTGCGCCTATGGATGTTGATGGCGTCCCGCTTAACCAAGCGTTTATGCCCCTCCCCTACAGAGATGTAACAAGCGGGTTTATGAGCATCATTCAAGACGTAGAGCAAACATCTCAACGTCTGGCAGGAACCGCAGAGACGGCTGTCGGAGAGGGGCGTAGTGACGCTCCGGTAGGTACGACGATAGCTCTTATTGACCAAGCCCAAAAAGTTATTAACGCCGTCCACAAGCGTATGCACTCTGCCCAGCAAAAAGAGTTCAGCCTATTAAAAGATCTTTTCCGCCGAGACCCAGAGGCTATTTGGCGTAACAATAAAAATCCAAATTTCGAGGGTGATAAGCAGAACCTTCTAGCAGCATTGAATAATAACGACATTGTTCCAAAGGCGGACCCTAACACGGCAAGCCAGTCAATGCGTATTCAAAAAGCCATAGCTATCTATACACTTGCACAGCAAAATCCATCTGCATTTAATGAGAAAGCTGTATACACCAAAATATTCTCAATGATTGGCATAGACGACGCTCAATATCTATTTAATGAATCTCAGCCAGCTCCTCCACAGCCAGATCCGGTCCAAGAAATAAACGCTCAGGCTCAGATGGTTGCGGCTCAAGCCAAGATGATGGATGCTCAAACCAAGGCTCAGACAGCCCAAGTGGAAAGCGGCATTAAGGCTGCTGGAATTAAAACCAAAAACCTTGAAGCTATGACGAAGCAGCAAGCTGCGCAAACAGATGCGCAACTGAGTGCTATGGACCAGCAAAATAAACTTCGCCTAGAGCACATGAAGTTGCAGCAGTCGTCGATTGTTCACGGAGACAAAGCAAGACAGGCTGACCGCCACAAGGCTGCGGAAATTAGTGCCAAAGAACGCATGAAGGCTAACGACCACATGCATCAGCTTAATCATCAAGAAAGACAGAATGCCCACGAAAACAATATGAACGGTTTAGATTTGATGGCCGCCGTACGTGAGCATAACGCTAACTTGAATGAAGCTCGGCGCGAGCAAGAAACGCAGATTATCCATGACAGAAATCAAGAGTCTGCTCATAGGCAAAATGAATTAGAAATGGAAAAGATGCGTATCAACCGCGATATTTTAGATCGCTTGATGGCAGCTCCAAAGGGTGAGTCAGAGAGATGACCAAGGGCTTTATAAAAAAAGCACTTCATATATCTCTTCACGCCCCTAAGAAGCCACGCGCACTCAAACTCCTTAAACTCGCAACACCCGCTGATCTTCCGCAGATGAACGAGAAGATCAAAGAGGCACCATTTGCAGCTGGATGGAGACATAATTTTGACGATGGTGGGTTTATTCCTACACCTCCACGTCGCCCAGTAGAGCTATCAGGTGACGATGCATCACGTGCATTTCCCGCTATATGGAAGAATGTTAATCCTATTGTAAAATACAATATGGGTCGTCAGGGTGGTTATGCTGAGACATACCCACCAAGAGAGACAGGCGACCCTAAAAACCCAAAATCAATACGACCTAAAGAGTTTGGTAAAGCTGGCCCGAATGCACGTACGGGTATTGAGGTATATCGCCCAGAAATGACTGGATCGGATTTGGCATTAGAACTTTTACATGCTGATCCAAGAGCTATCTCTACGCGAAATACACTTCTACCAACAATGTCTCCAGAGCAATTGGCTGAGTTGCGTAATAGAAATGATTATAAATATTCTATTGAGGAAAAATTACCTCAGAAAAAAGCCTATGAAAATGCAATGGATGCTGCGGCAAGATCATATTTAGCAAACAAACGAGACCTCCCTCATAATCAAGGCCCCGCAAGAGATATTGATTACATGAATTACACTGATGAGCAAAAGAAGCATCTAGATAATCTATATAATTACATGATGACGGGTGAATATGCTCGCGGTGGAGAGGTGTGGGATAAACCAAGACCAAAAGATTTAGGGAAGCCACACCATCTATCTTCAAAACAAAAAGCAAGCGCCAAGGCGGCTGCAAAAGCTGCGGGAAGACCGTATCCAAACCTTATTGATAACATGCGGGCTGCTAGAGAAGATGGAGGGTCCGTATATAACGCGTTAAGATTAGCAAATAACATTAATAGAAAAAATGGCGGACATGCTCCATACGGGGTTATAGATTATGGGGATAAAATTATTATTGGGTCTCCTCATGGCGATCCTATAGAACTGTCCGACGACATAAAGAAAAGAGTTAAAGAAATCGCATCTAAGCACGGAGCTTGGTATGAAGGTGATGGAAAAGATAATTCTGCTAATCATTCATTGTTTGGAGATAAAAAGGTATATAAAGGTTCTTGGGATGATGCTTCTGCACAAAATATAAGAGGTTATCCAACGGAATACCTTGCTCCGTTATTTAGTAATGTTGATGTGAATAAGCAGCACGAAACATTTGAGAACCCTCGACAAACTATATTTGATAGCCTTTTATCTAATCAAGCAAAGGCTCGTTATTTTAAAGACAGATCATACGATAAAGAAACCTTAGCAAATTTTCTTAAGCAGGGAAGTGAAAAAGACACCGATCTTCTGCGTATGGCTGCATCTCCTGCAACAAAAGATAACTTGCAAAAGTTTTTTTCGACGGGTGAAAAATTAATGTGGCCAGATAACTGGCAAGAATATCCAAATAATTTAGGTAAAATAGCTAAAAAGTTTGAAGATTCTAGAAATAATTTTTTACACAACGCTCCCGCAGGAGTTTACATAACAGGCGCTGGTCATATACCTGAACTTCAAAAATCTTATAAAGATTTGAATGTTATTGGCGGAGAACGTGCGGGATACGCAAAGGGCGGAGGAGCATGGACCCGTAAGGAAGGTAAAAACCCAAATGGCGGATTAAACGCCAAGGGACGTGCTTCTTTAAAAGCTGAAGGTCATGACATTAAGCCACCACAACCAGAGGGTGGCGCAAGAAGAGATAGCTTTTGTGCTAGAATGAAAGGCATGAAAGCAAAGCTAACATCTAAAGAGACTGCAAACGACCCTAATAGTCGTATTAATAAGTCTCTTAGGGCTTGGAATTGTCATGCGGATGGCGGCGTTATTACGGATGCCTTACGCCTAGCACACAAAATACAGCGGAAGAAATGACCATGAGCGATTTAATCAAAAAGGCATTAAAAGTTTCTTCCGGCAACATTCCAAGCGTAAAAGGAATCGCGGGTATACCCCACATTCATGGATACCGTGGGTCTAAAAAAATATCTGTATTGGACTATCCAAATCCAAATACTAAACTACGTCAGCATTTTGCGGCTGGGGGTAACCCAACATGTGTAGTCACATGTGACCCGAATAATCAGACATCTGGCCCATCGGGCGTTAACGCGGTAACAATTAACCCAATAGGTGGTCTTACTAATCCAACAGATCTTACCAAAGGTACTGGTATTGCAATACCAACAACAGCAAATCCAAATAACTACGGACAATTTGTAAATTCATTATATAAAGCGGATTTCAATCGTGCAGCCGACACTGGCGGATCAAATTACTGGGCACAGCAATTACAATCTGGAGCAGCAACACCACAGCAGGTAGCACAAGCCTTTGCCGCTTCACAAGAATCCCAAAGCATGAAATCTGCGGGTGAAACTCCATCAACTTTTATTAATCCTACAGATTTTTCAAAACTTGATCTCGCCTCGATGGGTATTACAGACCCCACGATGGCTGGTATATCTAATCTAGGGCCGTCCCCCGTGACGCCTGCGGATACGACGGGAGCTGGAACAAGTGATACAACGCCAGCAACAGACGGAAGTTTAACAACAACAGGTAATCCATTAAGTCCAAGTGACTACCAGAATTTTCTAACAAGTCTTTATCAGCAAGATCTAGGTCGCGCAGCAGACGTTGGTGGTCAGCAATATTGGCTTAATCAATTACAGACAGGAGCCCTAACCCCTGACCAAGTCGCAGCTAATTTTGCGTCGTCATCGGAAGCAGGCAATTACGACACAACTTCCATTAACAACATGATTACGAACCTGACAGGCGGTCAGTTGGGTTCTGCCGATACTCAAGCTCTTGTCAATCAAATTCAATCCGGCAACATGAGTTTAAGCGATGTTGCAAGTTATCTTGGCCAGACTGCACAGGGGGCACAAGGCTATTGGAATAGCTATAACGGAGTTAATTTAGATACATCTGCACCTACAAATACTGTAGGCCCAAATGATTTTGCGTCTGGAACAAATGTCAGCGGAAATGTTTCTAACGCAAGTATTATTGACCCGTCAATAACAGCTCTTCCTGCATCTGTTAAAAGCAATATCGCAGATATGGGAAATCTTGGTTTTTCTCCGTCTGCCATTTCAAGTCTGTTATCTGGTCAAGGGTATAATATACCAGCGAATGCCATACAGAGTTCAATGTTTGGCCTGATTTCATCTCCAGCAACACCGGCTGCGTCAACAGGATCTAGTTCTAGTGAAGGAACGCCAAGCACTGGCGGCAGTTTAAGCACGACCGGAACGCCGATAAGCACCGGAACGTATACAAACCCAACAACTAATGTCAGCACTGGCGTTCCGAACGCCAGTATGATTGACGCGTCTATTCAATCATTACCGTCTAATGCCCAGCAAGCAATTGTAGACATGAGTAGTTATGGCTATTCGCCGTCTACAATTTCTACTGTATTAAGCTCTCAAGGATATAATATTCCAGCAAATGCTATTCAATCTTCTTTATATGGGCTGGTTACGCAAAGTGGGAATAATCTTATAACGGCAAATGATTTTGCTGGTAATATTGCATATCAAAAAGGTTTAGGTCAAACAACTTCTGGAATACCTACAGATCCGGCGTCACAAAATATTGTGCCGCTAAGTCAGCCAACAACGATGGTTGATGAGCCGACGACACCTAATGTCATTCCAAATGTGATGCAGCCACAGCAAACGCTGCCAGCTATTAACATTTCGGGTAAGCCTGCGGCTATAGTTGATCAGCCAGCATCACCTAGTGGCATTCCAAATGTTATGCAGCCGGAAACACCGGCTCCTGCACCTAGTTTAATAGATCAAATTTCAGCGGGCATAAAAAATATTACGCAGCCTGTAACAAATACTATTCAGAACACAGGACAACAAGTAGTCGATGCAATTCAGGGAAATGGTCAGGCAGCACCATCATCTGCGGATTATGGTTATCAAGGTTTTATGGATACATTAAACAGTGGGTTAAAATCTGCTGGAAATAATATTGGCGCAAAAATAGATGCCGTCCAAAACGCTATACAAGTTCCACTAACTGCTGCTCAACAGGCAGCATTGGGGCTAATAGCAACAAATGAAAGCGGCGGCAATTACAATGTTATTCTAGGAGATCCGACTACACCCAATGGGGCAGCGCAAGGAGATATTGCAAAATCTGTTGGGTATACGGGCAATTTAGAGAATATGACGCTTTCGCAAATTAATGCGATGCAAACAAAGATGTTAAAATCTCCAGCAAACAATAAAAATTCATCTGCCATAGGAGCGTATCAATTTACACAGCAAAATCTTTTTGGATCTAAAGGAAAACCAGGGCAACTGGCACAACTTGGCATTACGCCAGATATGTATGACTCAATTAAGTTTACCCCTGCTCTCCAAGAAAAACTTGCCGCAAATACTGCAATAGAAAAAAGAGGCATGAATTTATCTAACCCATCCTCTTGGGGGAAGGGAGCAAAGCAAGAATGGACGTCGGTAGGAAAATCACTAGCAGCGCCAGGGGCTATACAAAAGGTTCGCGCAGCAGGAAGTGGCCCTTCTCAAACAGTTGGCGGTCAACCGGCACAAGCATATAAACCAATCGTTCCTGTTAACGCTCCTATAGTGCCAAGCACCGTAACAAACGATCCAAACGCGGCGGCGGATGCGCTAAAAAATATAAATACGACTGCTGGAAATCAGATAATCCAGCAGACGCAGGGATCTACGGCGCAAACTGGTTTGCCGACAAGCAATGTTTCAGGATCAGATGCACAAGGCACTCTAGAATCTTTACCCAGTGTAAATTCTGGTTCTATTTCTACAGATCCAAATGCGGGAGCCCCATCAGATCAAGGAGCAGCGTTAAGTGGTGATGGGTCGCAAATGGTAGCCTCGACGTCCACCGTTCAAGTTCCGGTACAGGTTCAAGTGCCCAAAACGATAACTGTTCCGGGGCAAATGAAAACGTTTACGGGGCCGGATGGTAATAGCATTAGCTATCAAGAGCCTGCGACAACCAAAACCGTCATGACGACACAGACGCAAATGCAGTCGAAGGACGTAACGACGCAAGTTCCGGCGTGGCAAAAAGAAGGATTTCAATCGCAGGCGGATTATCAAGCAGCGGTGGATAATGGCAACACCAGCGCCAGCCAGTATTATGCTTCCCCTGAATATGCGCAGGCACAGCAAGAGCAGTTAAATGCGCAGGCACAAAGTGAGGGGTTTTCTAGCTATGCAGAAAAGCAAGCGGCAAACGGCCAAAGCCCGGCAGATTATTACGCGCAACAAAATGGTTACGCTAATGCGGCAGCGGAAAATGCAGCCATAGAGTCAGTCCAAGAAGCAGATAGTGGTGAATATGGAGGTAGTGGGCGAGACATAGGCAATCGTGGCGGTCGCATGACTAAGAATAAGCTACAGAAGAAAGCTTTAAAAATATCTGATGAGTTAACTCGCAGCGAAAAAGGCGGCGGCGGCCCTACAATTAGTCCTTACGGATTTGTTACCCCTGACAGGTCAAAAAAGAACCCTATTCTAGAGCATAACCGTCTACACCCTAAGTCTTACGAACAGCAAAAAGCAGAAGCTGAAGAGTTGGCAAAACGTAAGCCGGTAGATCAGTGGTATGAACCGTGGTCTGAAAAAGAAGACCGTGGAATGGCCATATATCCTGAAGATTATCAAAAAGGTAATTTAGGACTAGGCCGATATGCTATGAAAAAAGGCGGAACGATAGAGGATGCATGTGGAGGGGCATACAGCGGCCCCGCAAACACAGGAACAACAATTTCAGGAACGTTGACAGGTGTTAGCGGACAAGGGGCAGGGCAATCATATTCTTGGAAAAGAGGCGGTCGAGTTAATGACAAAACCGATACCCTAAAAAAACCCAATCTAGGAAGGACTGATACAATGCATGATGATATTAAACACGCTCTTCGCCTAGCATTGGGACGTAAACACTATGCAAATGGCGGATCTGGAACTTGTAACGCGTCTAGTTCAAATAGCTTTACGCCTTTCCTAGATAACTTGTATCAGCAAGATTTAGGAAGAGCCGCTGACCAAGGCGGTGAGGAATACTGGGCTAACCAAATGGCTAACGGCATGTCGCCGGAGCAAGTCGCTGCTTCATTTTATAATAGCCAAGAAGCGCAAAACCGTAGACAAAATAATCCACAAATGCCGACACAGACACTAGGGTTGGGACAAGCTGCTTATAATAATCTCCCGCCATCTATGCAGGCACAAGCACAATCTTGTCAGCCTAATCCAGCACAACCTGCAATGCAATTAATGGGAGGGGGCTGTTCTACACCACAAGGGTTCTATGGGAATCGTGGTATGGATGGTAACAGAAATAATAATTTTATTAATAATCTGTATCAACAAGACCTTGGGCGTGCTCCTGATCAATCAGGAGGTCAATATTGGCTTCAACAGATTCAAAGCGGTGCCATGACGCCACAGCAAGTTGCACAAAACTTTGCAAATTCATCCGAAGCTAAGTCATATCAACAAGCAAACCCTAATAATCAACAATTCCAATTCCCATCTGGGCGTAACAATTTCGGAGGTTATGGTAATGGAACCAAGGGTGGGTATTCCATGCCGTCTCAACCAGTAGGCGGCGTTGGACAGCCTCCTAATATTGATCCTGCGTTATTACAGCAAATGCGCGGTCAGATGCAGGGTGCTCTAGGTCAAAATCAGGGAAGCAACGGCACAAAAAGCGGGTATGGTATGCCGCAGCAACCATACACTGGCCAAGGCAACGGCCTGAAAAACGGTTATAATCCTTCTCAGCCAACTAATGTTCCGGCTATGGGTACAGGTCAGCCTATCGGCGGTGGAGGAGCTACCCCACAGGGATACGCTCAAGCAAACAATATTCCTTACCCACAACCTAACGCACAAACAACCCCATTGAATGCACCTGCCGCTTTAGGATTTGCTCGAGGTGGTAAGGTAAAACAACGCAAGCATAAAAACGCGAAATCTAAGGCTCTTAGTGTTGTAAATAAATTTACAGGAAGAGAGTAACAGATGAGTTTTTACACAGATGTTATTAAGAAAGACCCGCGTTTTTCTTCCGTAAATATTTGTAGGGATATGGCTCTTCTTGAGCCATCCTTCCGCGCTAAGGTTCAGTCATTAGTGGCGCAAGCATCTAAAGATGGGCATGACATTAGAATTGCGGAAACATTCAGGTCTCAAGCTAGACAGGCTCATTTGTTCGAGCAAGGATACACTCAACTTAAGAATGTTGGCGTTCATAATTACGGACTAGCTTGCGACTTTAATTTGTTTATAGATGGCGTTTATCAGTCTGACGGAGCCAAATATAAATTCCTGCACGATTACGAAAAGAAATTTAGAATAATTAGTGGTCAGTTGTGGGGAACGCCGTGGCAGAAGCACACGTTTACAGATTGGGACCACATACAGGGCATACCTGTATTTCGGCAAGGCTCTCTCTTTAATGGTTCTTGGTATCCTGATAATAACTATGACCCAATAGCTGACACGATAACGCATTATGGATCTGTGGCTACAAAATATTATGGGTGACAATATGAAATATAATATTAATCGTCACTTAAATATTATACGCAGGAATAAGAAAACAACTTTCGTTGGACTTGCTGTATTAGCAGGAACCGGAATTAAATGGGGGCTAGGAGCTCCTAGTCCATCAGATATCCCAACGGTTGCCTCTTCTTTAGTAGAAGTATTGATTGGTCTAGGTTTATTACTTGCTAAAGATTATGATGTGCAGGGAGTTCCACATGACGAACAATAATCTGCACATTAGTGACAAAGGATTAAATTTAATTAAAAAGTCAGAGGGTTGTTCTTTAGAGTCATATATTGATACACACGATTCTCATGGAGCCCCACTATGGGCTATTGGATATGGTCATACAAATAAAGCCGGACCTCCTAATGTTACGGCTGGTATGGTTATTACACAGGATCAAGCAGATCAAATATTAAAGCAAGATTTAATTCCATATGAAAATTCAATTAGAAATTTAATAACTGTTCCATTAAACCAAAATCAATGGGACGCATTGTGTTCTTTTACTTTTAATGCTGGAGCGGGTAATTTAAAAAAACTTGTATTGGCTAGCCAGCTAAATGACGGGGATTACTTGGGTGTGGCTCCGGCTATGATGAATTTTAATACCTCCCAAGGCAAGGTTCTTCTTGGTCTCACAAGACGTCGCAAAGCTGAAGGCGACTTGTTCAACACACCCGTATCGTAGGGCATTAAAATGAACGAAGATATTAAATACGCTCTGCGTATCGCTAACCGCTTACCTTCTCGTCGTCGTTTTGCGACTGATGGCGGCGTTGATATTGGAGCTCCTTCACATGAAGAAGAGAAAGCCAGAAATAGATTTTTGAGGGAAGAACTAAAGGGCTCCGCTCCACAGTATGACCCTTCAGCCGGAATGATGACGGGAAAACAAGCCGCTCTGTTTGGAGCCGGACTATTACCAGGTTCCGGTATTGCTTCTGCGGCGGGTAAATTTCCTACTGCGGAAGGAGGATTTGAGCCTTCGTTAGCAGAAGATTTAAGAAATAAAGAATACTTATCAGCCGGACTCAAAGGTCTTGGAGCTGCTGGTGACGTAGCGTCTGCTGTTCCCGTAGTAGGGACAGCACTTGGTTCTGCATTGAAACTACCGCTAGCCACTAAGATGGCTATGGCGATGGTTCCAAAAGCAAGCGGAGCGGTAAAGGAAGCTGTAGAACTAGCAAAATCTCGTCCGGCTAAGGCAGCAAAACCGTCTTCAGTAGCGCAACCAGTAGTAAAATCAGCGCCACCTTTTGTATTGTCATCCACAATACAACCAGGTCAGGCTAAATCTCTAGCAAACGACACGCGTGTTTCTACAAGGTTCCCATTGGGTGTTTCTAAGGTTGGGGACGCCCTTAGAGATGATCTACAGATTGGCTCAGAGCATATGTCGTTGAGCCCAGAGGTTTTTGCTCACAACATGAGCCTTGTTTCAGAATACCCAGGGCTTTCTCATACTAAAGGCATGAGTCCTAAAGAAGCGCGTGAAGCGTTCTTACAGCACGGCACGAAGAACCTTGTATACTTATACAATAATTCCCCTAAAGCCATACAGCAAAGGTCTCGGCTTTGGTATGAAGGTGCCAATAGAATATCTGACGAACTTGCAAAAAGATATGGTATTCCTAGACAGTCTATGTCCGCATCCATAGCAGCTCTTTCTCCTCAGAAAGACTGGAATATGAATGCTTCTTTGGCTGAACGGACGGCGGATATATTATTTGGCGATCAGGCTCACAAGCCTATGACGCGTCAAATGATAAAATACGCACAACGCCCAAGCACCAAACAAGACCCTAATTTTATTTTGGACAACCCAGCCAACTTTGATCTTTATAGACAAATGAAGGGTGCGTCTTTGCATGACCTTCATGGCAATCCTGAAGCTCAGGCAATGTGGGTTAGATTATATGATGAGGCCCATAATCCTAAAGCATTTAGGGCAATTACTCCTGAAGGAGAATATGGCGACTTCATGCGAAATGCCAACGGCAAAACTAGGAATGTCGCTTGGTCAAGCTTGGATATGATTGAAAAGGCTATAAGATCGCTACAGTCAGGTGGTCATATGGATACCATATCTCCATTATTAGGAGATAAGCATAAGGTCAGAAGCTTCTTTAATAATATAGAGTTGCCAAACGATCCACGTGGTGATTTTACTGGGGACACTCACCAAGTAGGCGCTACGCTATTACTACCAGTATCCCAAAAAAGTCCTTCAGTTTCTCATAATTTCGGTGTAGGTTTGTCTAAGAAAGACCAGCCTGAAGGCTACCGTGCCGCTAAAAATATTAAGCTTCACGGCGTTCACGGGACCTACGGGCTTTATGCAGATGCTGGAAGAAGAGCAGCCGCAGAATTGGGTATGCTTCCTAGAGAAGTTCAGTCTTCTACATGGGAACCAGTAAGAGAATTGTTTAAACCTGAATATAAAAGAAGCGCGGATGCGGACTTAATAGAAAAAATATGGAGAGCTAAAGATGCAGGACAGATCACAGACGACCAAGCACGAGACGCAATCTTCCAATCCGCTGGCGGAATTGGAACACCTGAGTGGGCGAAGCTCAACTTTACGCCGATTGATCCGCGTCGGGGGTCCACTTACCGCTAAGGCTTATATTGAATCAAATTGGGTGTCCAAATCTGATATTCCTGAAGAATTTGATCCAGAGGATCAGGAAATAATCAACGCATTAGATGATTTGCAAGAGATGATTAAGACTAAACGTAAATAATAAGATTATTTAAATAAAACGTTAATAATATAGTAGTATTATTACGTCTCTCATATCATGGAGATAACATGACTATATATAAATACGGTTGGAAGCGACAGTCGCTTGACCACCGAGATATTAAATATAACGCATCTCCTGTAGACCCCCAAAACCCTATTGATCTACGCCCCCATATGCCACCTGTTTACGATCAGGGACAAACGTCTAGTTGTGTCGCTAACGCGACCGCTGGTGCTTTCCAATATTCACGCATGGCGCAAAGTCTAGAAAACTGGACGCCTAGCCGCTTGTTTATTTACTGGAATGCGCGTAGCTATGAAAACGGTACGGATACGGACGGTGGGTCTGAATGCCGTGATGGCGTAAAGGGTGTGGCACAATTTGGTGTTTGCCCAGAAGTTGAGTGGCCATTTGATCCGTCTTCTGTTGTTGCAAAGCCTAATCCTGAAGCGTATCAAACAGCGTTACACGCGAAGGCCACTCAATACGCCGCCGTTAATCAGAGCCTTGAGCATATCTTATCGTGCTTAAACCATAAGTTGCCCGTAATATTTGGGACTAACGTATTCCAAGCATTCGAAGGCCCTGAAGTCTCCTCAAACGGCATTGTTCCTATGCCGTCTCCGACTGAGAGAGCCATAGGCGGACACGCTATACTGATTGTTGGGTGGAAACCTGACACTCAGGAGTTTATTGTCAGGAATAGTTGGGGAGAAGGATGGGGAGATAACGGTTACTGCTACTTCCCAAGAGATTACATTCTTAACCCAAATTTATCATCCGATTTCTGGGTGATTTACTTAACATCAAGGGACTAAACAATGAAAAAGTTATTACTTATTCCGGTTTTGGCGTTTGTCTTAACTGGGTGCAACACAACCAGCCAAGCAAACCTGACGAAAATCATCTCTCAGGTTCAAGATGCAGCTGTTGCCGCTTGTCGCTTCGAGCCAACAGTAGCCACCATCACTTCCATTGTGACGGCTAATCAGGCTGCAACTGCTATTCAGATTGCTGATTTGATTTGCGGAGCAGTAAATGGAACGACCCCCACGCCCAAAGCGGGTGCTGGTCCTATGTATGTGACCGTTAATGGGCAGAAGATTGCCGTAACGGGCAATTTTGTAAAGTAATAACTAACACAAAGAGCGGTTTCTTTTACTTGGGGCCGCTCTTACTAACATTGTTGATATTTATATAATATTTTAGTATAATGATTGAGAGTTTTGTCAATTTTGACGTTTTCGTCCTGCGCTAGGGCGGCTTTAACGCTTTTGGTTGGCCACCAAGGGTATAAAAATCCTAAAGAACGCTTCATTAGGTGCCTTAATCCTATAGGAATCATCGATATGGCACATGAGTATAAAGAAGAAGCCAAGGCTTCTCACGAGAAAAAGCTTAAATTGTACGGCAAGGAAGATGAAGTCGGCAAAAAAGCTAAAAACTGGGCTGGATTTGACGCTCTGAATACTAATGAGCAGCGTGGTCTTAAGCCTATTGATAAGGAGCCAGAGCTTTCCAAAGATACAGCCCCACGCATCATGCGTAAAAAGGGTGGGCGTGTCCACGGAGCAGAATCTTTAAAAAGATTAGATAAGGCTCCTCGCAAAGGTAAACAAATGGGTGGGCCTATGGGGATGCCTTCGATGGCTCCGGCTATGGCAGCTCGTCCTGTCCCCACGCCAATGCAGGCATCTGCAATCGCCAACCGTATGCAACCATCTATTGTAGCACGTAAAAAAGGCGGGAAGGTAGAAGAGCATCCAGACGAGAGAGAAGATCGTGCTCTTGTTAAAAAGATGGTTAAAGAAGATGCTCTGACGGGTAAGTCTCGCGGCGGCATGGCTCGCAAAAAATACGCTGACGGTGGATTGCCGTCTCCAGAAGAGGCTATGCGGTCAGCACAGCGTCTAAAAGAATTGCGTTCAATGCCAACCCCCAACCGCCGCTCCCCTCCTATGGGTTCTGGAGTGCCTTCTGCTGACAGAAATGCATTAGGTAACATGCTTCGCGCTCCAACTTCTGCTGATTATCGCAAGGGAAATCTTGGCGATGGTGAGTATGCAATGAAACGCGGTGGTCGTGCAAAGCGTGCTGACGGCGGCATGTTAGGCATGGGCGAGCACGGTAAATCCAGCAAAAAGGGCGGCGGTAAAACAACCGTTAATATTATTATTGGAGCCCCAAAAGGCAGTGATGCTGGCCAACAGGGTGCATTTCCTCCTCCAATGATGGCTGGATCTCCACCCTCTATGGCACCACCTTCTGCTCCTCCTATGGGTGCTGGACCGCAGCTTCCTCCTAATCTTGCTGGTGGTCCTCCAATGGCACCTCCAATGGGTGGTGCATTACCTGCAATCGCTGCTGGTATGCCGCAAGGTGGCCCTCCGATCCCACGCAAAGACGGCGGGACAGTAAAGGCAGGAATACAAGTGCCTTATAAAAAACCAAAGCATACGTCTGAGGGTTATCTAAAGATGGATTTTGGTGCTGGCACAGGATTTGGCCGTATGCAGAAAGGCGATGCCTACGGAGCGAAGCCGATTAAAAGTAGAGACAATTACTAAAAATAAAGTCCCCAGCAGTGTATCGCTACTGGGGACTTTCACTTCCTTGCAGAAGTAACCAAACCGCTCACCCTGTTTTCTAATAATGAACTGCTTGGCGAGATGAAATTATCTCGACAGGGGAGACGCGTCAACTGAATCTTGACCTACGACTCTATCAATTAATTGAAGAAGAATACGGCCTTTTATTAGAGAAGCTAGCTGCTGAACTAATAAGCGGTCGGGCGACTGACTATGCCGATTATCGGTATCGTGTCGGTCGTATTCACGGCGTTCGAGAAGCTCTCGATCTTGCCAAAGAAGCCAACCGAAACGCAATCGGATTGGAAGATAAACCAGAAAGGTAAAAACAATGCCCGCTGCATTGATGCTCCATGAAGAAGATCCACGCACGGAAATTCTTAACAAAGTCGGTAGTTTAGATGGTGTAGAAGTTTTTGGTTCGGATGTTTTAGTTGCTCTTTACATCAGACCTCAAAAGACAAAGTCGGGGATTATCCTCGCTGATTCAACAAGAGAAGAAGACCGTTGGCAGGGAAAGGCCGGACTTATCTTAAAGTTAGGCCCAACAGCTTATACGGATGATGAAGGAAATAAATTCAGAGATATTTCTGAAGGTGATTGGGTTGTTTTCAGACCTAGTGACGGATGGGCTGTAACTCTCAATTCATCAGCAAATTTAGCTTCAAAAGATGCAGTCGCATGTCGAGTGGTTAATGACATTCATATTCGCATGAGAATATCCACGCCGGATGCAATTTACTAAGGGACGCTCCCAATGGAAGATATTAAAGAAGAAAAGCCGGTAAAGGTAACCTTACCAGAAGATCCTATTGTTGAAGTAGATCTTAATGAAAGCAAGGCTAAGATTGACGAGCCTTCTGCTAAGATAGAAGAAGTTTCTGCCGATAAAAAAACGCAATCTGTAGATGAAAGGGAAAGAGCCCTAAAGGAGCTTAAATCCCAATATGAACATCAGAAACGTATTGCGGAAGCAGAACGGGAAGCACGTAAGCAGGCAGAGTATTATGCCCACCAGCAAGCGCAACAAATTGGCTACGCGCAACACGAGGTTCAAGATTCAAATCTAAAGATTATCTTGAATGCGATTGACGCCACAGAGCAAGCGGCGGCCAATGCAGAGCGTGATTACGCTGATGCTATGGCAGTTAATAATCATGTTGCAGCAGCTCGCGCCCAACGTGCGATTGCACAGGCTGAAAGTCACTTGCTTCAGCTTCAGAACGGAAGACAAAGACTTGAGGAAACATTACAGGATACCACTGAAGGTTCTGTTTATGCTCCGCAGGTTCCTAGTTTTGAACCTCAAATACCTCAAGACCCTGTTGAAATGTATGCTTCGAAACTGGGTCCTAGAAGCGCGTCTTGGCTTCGGTCACACCCTGATGCGGTAAACAAAATACCAAGACTTACACGAGCTCACCAAGATGCAATCGAGGATGGTATTGTCCCAGAATCGGACGATTACTTCCAGTATATTGAATCTCGTCTTGGTCTCACCAGCCGAGAAAACAGTTATGAACATCAACCAGTAGTTGCTCAGTCCTCTCCCTCTAGGAAGGCAATGGCGTCTGCACCCGTTACTTCTAATGCTAGTTATGCCTCCCCGCGAAGCAGCGGCAGCTCCAATACAATGACGCTATCGCCACAGGAAGTTGACGTTGCTCTTCTTATGGAGCCTGAATTGTCCCGAGAAAAGGCAATTGAGACTTACGCACGGAACAAGCAAATATTAATCAAGCAGGGGAAGCTTCTTGGGTGAAATTACTAAATCTGCCGTGCATGGATAGTGATGCTTTTTTATAAGCATTGTGAGCATCATCGGCCGATTTAAATGACCCTAAGTAAACATTCTTATTGTTTATCATAATCTTGGATACCCAACGGTTACTACGTCTATCAAAGTAAACGCCTTTAAAACCAGAGGTGTTATTCTTATGTTTTCGAGTATTCCATTGGTTTTCAGATTTTGAAGCTAATCTAAGATTGGACAAACGGTTATTATTTGGATTGTTATCAATATGATCAATATCATCAATCGGGTAAGATTCATAAGCAAGCAGCCATACAATTCGGTGCGCTATGTAATTTTTCTTATTGATGCGTATTTGGATGCCTTTGTGTTTTGTTTGGTTGCCAGCGGGTTTATTAGCCCACCTTGTGTTCCAAATTTTAAAAGCTCTAGCATCAGGAAAATGGTCAATTGGTCTTTTTTTCCAAATGAGATACCCAGTTTGAGGGTCATATTTAAGGATAGAAGTAACATAATCAAAGGTAAGATCACTCATACAAAAACTTCCATATCATGCTGAAACTTGGAATGTTTGATCTTACTATGCCTATTCGACCACTTCAAGGAATTAATCCATGATTAATGAAACAAATATAGACCTTCGAACCAAAGAAGGTAGGGCTTTTAAATCCGCTCAAAACGATGGCGACAATGCCTCGTCTTCCAAGCCAGCTATAGCAAAAGAAACATCTGAACAATCTAGAGCTAGAGCAGAAGCAAGAATACGAGCGATCCGAGGCAACCCCGATCTAGCGAACGGAACTGATCGCGATAAATATTGGGCACCACCACCGCCAGATGGATTTGATTATCAATGGAAACTAAAGTCCGTTCTTAACCAAGACGACAATGATCGCATCCGACAAAATGAGTTAAACGGATGGGAAGAGGTTCCACTTAGCCGCCATCCAGAACTTATGCCTAAGGGCTGGAAAGGCGAGACGATAGAAGTCGGCGGACTTGTTCTCATGGAACGCCCAAAGGTGTTTACCGATGAGGCAAGGGCTGCGGAACGTCAGGCTGCTCGTGAGGCTATTATTACTAAGGAAAATCAGATGCGCGACGGTCGATCAAATGACCTTGGCCGCAGAGAGGTCCAAAAGTTTAATAAATCTTACGACCGGATTACCGTCCCTAACGAATAATCAATAAGTAATAAGGGAGGCGTAATGTCCTCCCTTTTTTAATCAGTTGACATAACCTATTATAATTCGTATAATTTAACGTGCCAATTATTCTAATTTATTGGCGAAAGCCGTTAGTGCATTTCTGCATTTCGGTAATCTGACATTTTGAATGTCCGCGCTGGATATTCTGGTTAGAAAATCGAGTAAAGTTTGGATGGTATTCCACCAAACGTCGGATAATTCCGAATTTTAGTATCCCGCGCTGGGATGCTTTCCACCATACACTTGTAATTCACCCAACGCGCTGTTGTGGCAAATTACTCTCACTTCGAATAGGAGGAGGGGAAATTGTCGAATAACTTCGCACCCTTCGGATTTAGACCTACTGCGACGAGCAATGGTCCGATGAACTTTCGGGTCTCTACGCGTCGTATTGCGTCTACGAATACAACTGCAATCTTTAAAGGCGATGCTGTCGTTCCAGTAACAGGCCCAGCCACTGGCTATATCACGCAGGCAACTGCGGGTTCTACCGTTGGTGCAGGCATTTTCTGGGGCTGTGAGTATCTCTCAGTAAGCCAAAAGCGCGTAATCTGGAGCCAGTATTGGCCGGGTTCTGACGCCCAGAATGATGTGCAAGCATACATCATCGATGATCCAAACTCACGTTTTCTTGTTCAGACGTCTGGCACAGCGTTCCAGATTTCTGGCACGATTTACAACTTTGGTTCTTCGCCAGTTGGTCAGCTTGCCCAGCTCTCTGTTGGCACGGGTTCAACCCTTACCCAGCAGTCTGGCATGTATCTCAGCTCCGTAGGAACGACTAACACGTTCCCATTCATCATCACGGACATGGTTATTGATCCGCCTGGTGCTAACGGAACTGATCCGACGTCTCAATACAACTACGTAGTTGTCGGCTTTAACAACGAGTGGCTGCGCGGCAACGCTGCGGTTACCGGCATCGCTTAAGGAGTAGGCTCACATGGCAGTCAATTTATCAGCCATTAGGGACCTGCTTCTTCCAGGTCTACGTGGCGTTGAGGGTAAATATCCTCAGATCCCAGCTCAGTGGGACAAAGTGTTCGAGCGTGCAAAGTCAAACATGGCTCTCGAACGCACAGCTGAAATGCGTTACCTCGGTCTTGCAGCAATCAAGACTGAAGGCGGTGCGGTCAGCTTCGACAACAACGCAAGCGAGCGTTACGTCTACAATCAGGAACATTATGAAATCGGCTTGGGCTATGCAATTACCCGTAAGGCGATTGATGACAACCTGTATAAGACACAGTTTGCTCCTACGAACCTCGGCCTTATCGAGTCTTTCGGTCAGACCAAGGAAATCTACGGCGCGAACATCTTCAACACGGCTCAGACGTATAACGCGTCAGTCGGTGGCGACGGTCAGGCACTCTGCTCGTTGAACCATCCTATTGACGGTCAGGTTATTCCTAACACGCCGACAGTCCAAGTCGATCTTAACGAATCTTCGCTGTTGAATGCTATGATCAGCATCCGCACGAACTTCCGCGACATCGCTGGCCTGAAGATGTTTGCTCGTGGCCGCAAGCTGATTGTTCCGCCTGCTCTTGAGCCTGTTGCTATCCGTCTTACAAAGACAGAACTACGCCCTGGCACTGCTGACAACGACGTTAATGCCATCCAGACAACCGCAGGCGGCTTGCCTGAAGGTTATATGGTCATGGACTTCTTGACGTCTCCTTATGCTTGGTTCTTGCTAACCAACATCAAGGGTCTCGTTTATATGGAACGCGTTCCATACGAGATGGACATGCAGGTCGATTTCACGACCGATAATCTTCTCGTGAAGGGCTATGAACGTTATTCTTTCGGGTATTACAACTGGCGTTCAATCTATGGCAGTTTCCCAACGTCATAAAAATCAACAACTTGGCGCTTGGGAAACTGAGCGCCAAATCTCCTAATGGTGTAACTAAAAGATACGAATTATTTGACAGAGGGATATAATTCCTGTATATGAAGGCTGCATTACTACGATGTAGTCAAACATATGAGGAATAAAATGTCTGAGTCAGATCAGGGTGTATCCATAGAAACTGTAAAGGAGTTTCTTTCTTATGACCCTTTAACAGGGGTAATTCGGTGGAAGAGGTCGCCATCCAATAATATTTATGCGGGAGATGTCGCGGGGTGTGTAAAGGCTTTACGCAAAAACGCATCTGGGGAAAACAAATCCTATAGCTACATTCGCATAGAAGGGATGTCGATACCGTCTCAACG